TCTAGAAGCCCATAAACAACTTCAAGAATATATAAAATGGTTAAATAGCGCCGAACATCCAGGCAAGGTGAAATAAAAATGAAGTTATTACGTGGGGTTGGATAGCATTAGTTGGTTCTCTAGTATGTTTTGGAGTAGATAACATATTAGATGCCATTAATAAGGATAAATAAATGGAAAGATTATTAGTAGCATCAGAATATACTGAACCTGCATTTTATGTAGATAAAGTAAATAAAAATTTAGATAAAGAACTAGAGAAACATAAATGCGGTCTTTTATTAATAACTAAAGATATTGAAAACAGTACTCCAATTTATGAACACGCTCTTGCTTGTGGTGTTCCTTGCGTTGTTCATATTACAGTCACTGGATTAAGTTTAACAAAGATAGAACCTAATACGCCAGCTTGGGAAGATGTAATTACTGGAGACATACCACGATTTCTAGAAAAGGTTGGCAATAAGGAAAATGTAGTAATTAGAATAGACCCATTAGTTCCCGATGTCACAGATTGGAGATTTATCGAAGAGATTTTAAAACATGCAGGACATTATGGAATAACTAGATGCAGGACTTCAATCGTTGATTATTATCCATTTGTAAGAGAAAAATTTAATAAAGTAGGAGCTAAAACGTTTGGAGATGATTTTATAGCTCCGTTACCTTACAGAATGGAAATGTTAACTCGAATATGTAGAATGGCCAAAAAGTATGAAATTGAAGTTGAATCCTGTGCGGAGAATATTGAAATAGAAGAATTAAAGAAGGTAGGTTGTGCTGATAGAAAGGAATGGCAAGCACTAGGACTAGATGCTCAACCAGGAATGGCTAGAAGGACAACTTGCTTTTGTAATTTAAATAAATTTGATTTATTAAATAGAGAAAAAGAATGCCCGTTCAATTGTTTATATTGTTATTGGGGCAAAGAACGGTAGTGTCTTTTTAGAAAAAAGATGTTATAATAAAATACTAGATTGAAATGTTTTTTCCTAAAATTTTGGTTTTATCAAAATATGTGATATAATAAAATTAGGAAAATCAGTAAAGCAAAGCGGCAATTATAGGAGGTAAAATTTTATGCAAAGAAACAAAGTATCTGAGCTGTATGGAAGTAGAAATCCATATTCCGAAACAAAGAAAAGAAACTACGAAGGAGCTCCAACGTTCGCATCAACACCAGAGGAACAACTTTTGTGTGTTTTGATGACAGGAACAATGGAGGACATATTTTATGTTAGCCAAAAGGAATTAGCAGAGGATGCTATCACTCTGTTCAAGTACTTTGCAGTAGCTGACCCAGAGTTTCTTGCAAAGGCAATCGTTTATGCAAGAAATGATGGATTTATGAGATTCTCTCCAATTAGTGCGTTGGTAGTATTATCAACTGCAACAAACAAGGAGTACTTTAAGCAAGCATTCCCAAGGACAATCCGAACTCCTGGTGACCTACAAGATTTTGTAGCAATCGTGAGAACAGGCAAGATTCGGGGTATGGGAAGAGTAATCAAGGAAGCTGTAAATGATTGGCTGGCAAACCTTTCAGAATATCATATCATCAAGTATGGTTCTGGAAATCAAGCTATGTCTTTGCGAGATATCTATAGGATGACTCGACCAAAGCCAATGGACAATCTACAACTTGCAAAGGCAAAGTATATTGTAAATGGTGAACTTGCTGGTGAGGGGTTAGAACAACTAGCAACTTATGAAAGATTTAAGAAGGAAGGAAGGGACGAAAAGAATGCCATCACTTTGATTAGGGAAGGTAGACTTCCTTATGAGGTAGTAACTGCAATCGCTCCTTCAACTGAAGCTGTATGGGCAGAATTGCTTCGACAAGCACCATATATGAATCTAATCCGAAATCTAAATAACTTTGATAAGTATGACGTATTTAAGGATAGCGAAGCTGTTGAATATGCAGTAAATGTTATTGCTGATGAAAATAGAGTAAAGAATTCAATGCAATTCCCATTTAGATTCTTTGCTGCTGCGCAGGAATTTGGTGGAAAGAATCAAAAGATTACTGAGGCTTTGCATGAGGCTTTGGAAATCTCATTGGGCAATATCCCAGACCTTGGAAATAGTACACTAGCTTCAAACGATATTTCTGGTTCAATGAGCCAAAATATTTCACCAAGGTCAAAGGTTACTGCAGCAAACATTGCTGGAATCTTTGCAGCTGCTGTTTTCAAGAAGGCAAAGGACGGAAGAATCATTTCATTCGAAGCGAAAGCTCATCGAAGAAATGTTTCAACAAGGGATAGTATGCTTTCAATTGCAAAGGCAGTTGGGACAGCAAGTTATGGAGCTACCGCAGCTTCTGCACCAATTCTTCAACTATGTGATAGGAAGGAATTCGTTGATACAATCATAATGATGACGGACAGCGAATCATGGGCTGATAGATGGGTTGGAGATTCACCAGGAACTGTTGGTGCTCTTAGAAAGTATAAGGCAGAGATAAATCCTGAAGTAAAGACTTTCCTTATTCAATTAATGCCTTATGGTCATAGATTGGTTGAGGAGTCAGAACCAAACTGTAATTACATTTATGGTTGGTCACCTGATGTAGTAAGATATATTGGGTATCAGGTGGAAAGTCAAACCCAACTTGAAAAAGTAAAAGCAATAGAATTATAGATAATAAATAGAGGTGTAGATAGGGATACTTCGTGCTGTGAAAGGCCTTATCAACCCTTCCTCTTTTTAAAATTGAATAATATAGAGGTGACAGTAGGGATACTTCGTTGCAGAAACAAAACTCTAACACAGTTTTAGGTGCCTTACTAATTACTTCCTCTTAAAAAAAAGAATAGTCAGGGGTGCTGGTATGGGTTACTTCGTTTTAACTATTGGAAACTTTTTGTGCCTAACCGAACTTTCCTCTCAATTAAGGAATCTACTTGGGGTGTCTGGTAGAGTTACTTCGCCTTGAAATGCGCGTGGTCGGGTTCGAATCCTGAATCCCCTATTTAAAGGGGATGAGCTCGTGGTTGAGCACGTACTGTTTTCTTTATCAACCTTTTCCCCATAAATAAACAAAAAAGATTTAATGAATTTCTTTTAAAAAATCCTCTGAGTTACGGGGCTATAAGCGGCGCGAAAGCAAAGAAATTCATTAAATCTTTATTGAGGTGTCTGTGGAGATACTTCGACCACCAAAATCGGTTAACGTTGGACGAGCTTTCTGCGAATGCGGTAAGTACCAACGATAATAGTGCTTCACAAAAGCTTTCCTCAAAAAAGAAAACTAAATATGAGGTGTAGGTAGAGTTACTTCGGTACATTCAATGAGAAACACATTGCTATCAGGTTCAAATCCTGAAAAAGAAACCAACGCATTAATTCATAGAGAATTATGGTTTCAGTAAACTTTATCGATTCTTCCTCATTAAGAAAAGCAAGGAGCCCAAGAAGTGATGAGAGTAAAATGTGCCACAATCTAGAGATGAAGTAGAAAGAGCTGTAATATCTTTAATTGAATTTTATGAAGACATAGCAAAATTAAGAGCAATAAATGTATCACCAAAAAGTTTTATAGTTTATCCAAAAATTTATGAGTTTATTTTAAATTATACAAAGCAATACGAAGGAAAAATCCCACCAAGGGAAGTTATCCTCACAGAATTCCCCGAATTCGAGTTTATTGATGTACCACAAGATTCAAAAGATTACTATTTTTCTACCTTACAAGAGCTAAATTATCAATCTTCCGTAGTTAATGTTTTTGAATTTGCCACAGATTTCATCGAAAAGGGACAAGTTAAAGAAGCTGTAAATTATACTACTAAAGCTCTGTCTAAATTAAATAAGCCAATTAAAGTTTCTCAAGAAAAGACTGACAAAGAAAGTCTTAATAGATTTGAGGAATATAAAGAAAAAAGAGCCCTGATTAATCAAGGAACTCGTATTGGGGTTAAGACGGGTCTATTTTTATTTGATGACCAATTAATGGGTTGGCAACCAGGATGGTTAGTAGGTTTGGTGGGTAGGTATGAAGTAGGAAAATCATGGTTATTGGTTTATACCTGTTGTAATGCCTACGATGATGGATATAGAATTTTATACATCTCGCCAGAGATGGTTAGAAGTGAATTAGCTCTAAGATTTGATGTTACTCTAGCCCGATTATGGGGTTATGAATTTTCACATACTTGTTTATCATATGGACAAAGAGTTAATGAAGCTAAATATAGAGAATTTTTAGAGAAAGTTTCCCAAAATGATAGGTGGTTAACTGCCGATTCAAATGATGGAAAAGTTTTTACAGTAGAAGGAATTGCCGATATTGCCGATAATTTTAAACCAGATATTATTGCAATTGATGGTTTACCATTATTAACAGAAGTAGGACAAGAGTCAGACCAAAGCTGGCAAAAGATTTTCAATCTATCCACTGGATTGAAAAACCTAGCTGTTACTACAAATTCAACAATTCTTTGTGTTATGCAAGCCAATCGCGATGCTGCTGGAAGAACTGATTCCATGCCTAGAAAACAAGATATTAGTTATGGGGATGCATTTGGGCAAGCGTGTGATATTTTAATTATGATGGGTTCAGATGCTAAAGATGAAAGTATTCGAAAACTTAAATTAGAGAAAAAACGTGGTGGTAGGGCTGATAGAAAGACATATAATATTTCATTTAATGTAGATACTGGAGATATCGGAAGGAGAATAACAAAATAATGGATGACATAAAAGCAACAGCATTAATAACTGAAAGACAAATTTTGAGAGACCAAAGGATAGTTGTTCTTGCCAAAGAATTTGAAATTGGTGATGGTTCTTCAATGGAAACCGATTTTATTACTGATATGATTTTATTAAGTAATGATGGGTCAAAAGAACCAATAACAATTATTCTTGCATCAAATGGCGGTGAAGTTGATGCTGGAAATGCCTGCATTCGAGCTATTCGAATTGTACAATCTAAGGGAATTAAAGTAATTGGACAAGTCCATGGACATTGTATGTCTATGGCTTTCTTTTTACTTCAAACTTGTGATGAAAGAATAATGGGCAGTGGTGATATTTTAATGATACATGGTATTTCAACATATCTTCGTGGGGATATGAAAAATATCGAAGCTGAAAAAAAATTGTTAGAATGGTTTCAAAAATATTTTTCAAAACTTATTGCTACAAGAAGTTCAAAAGTTAATCCTAAATTAAATGAAAATTATTGGGCAAAAAGGTTAATGAGTAATGTTCCTTCTTTCTATAATAGTGAAGAAAGTCTGAAAATGGGCTTGATTGATAAGGTGGAGGATTAATGAATGGAAACGTTATTTGATGAAAATGAAAATTGCGAAGCCTGTGCTGTAACACAAGTACCTATAGATTTGGAAACTAGGTTTTCACAAATTTTATGTAATGAGATAAGTGAAATCTTCAAGGTTCCTTTTCCATATCGTTATCTAGTTTCTAATCTATTACAATCTGTTCTAAACAATCGGGGGTTTGACCAATTGATTAGAAGTTATCTTCATGCAAATTTATCTGTTATCTCCGATAAATTAAATCAAGAATTCGATATTAAAGAAGAACCAGTATATTGGTATGCTCCGCATGCTAAGTTAGATAATCATATAAATGCAATAAAGGCGAAGATGACTGTGAAAGATGAGAAATGAATGTTCTGTCTATTTTAGAGCAATTAGGAATTGAAGTTGTAGGAAATAATAAAGGTGAATTATCGTGTCGATGTCCTTGGCACGATGACAAAGCTCCGTCATTATTTATCAGAGAGGATGACGGTTTAGTTAATTGTTTCGCAGGTTGTGTTAAAGGTACAATAGTAGATTTAGTTGCAAAATCTAAGGGAATTAATAGAGACCAAGCAGTAGCAGAGTTGGTTGAAATGAAAGTTGGTGATATCGCTTCCATAAAAAAGAGATTGGGGGAGCGAAAAGAAGAAGATAAAAAACCAATTGTATATGATGAAGCTTTTTTCAAGGAACATGATATAGTTCCTGCAAGGGACAATGAGTATTTATTAAATAGAGGTTTTACCAATGAAATAATTGAAGAATGGGGCTTGATGCAGGGTACCCATGGATTAACGATTCTTATTCCATATATGTTTGAGGGAAAACAAGTAGGAATGATTTTTAATCATACATTAAAAGACGTTCCTAAATATGAAATAACTCCATTTTTTAAAGCGAGTGATTATCTATTCGGATATGATAAGCTACAAGTAGAAGAAGATATGATTATTCTAGTGGAAGGTTTGTTTGATTGTATTTGGGCTCATCAAGCTGGGATTCATAATGTACTTGCTTTAGGTGGAAGTAATTTAACAACAGGGCAAGAAAAGATTTTATTGAAGAAATGCTGGAGAATCGGATTATGTTTAGATAACGATGAACCAGGAAGAAGAGCACATAAGTTAATAAGGAGGAGGTTGATAAATCTAGGATTTATTGTAAAGGATATAAAGTTACCAGATGGAGTAAAAGATATACAAGAGCTCGATTTGGAAACAGTAAATAAATTATTAAAATTGAAGATTTAAAATGAAGTTTAATAAGTGGAAAGAAAAAGGTTATATTTGCATTAGTGATGAACAAAATGAATTTATAGGTGCTGGTAAAACAGAAGATGAGGCTTGGCTGAATCTTCACGAAAATATCAGCGAATATATATTAGAAGAAAATTTAGTCGAACCATATTTATTAAAACTTGAACAATTAATTAGGAGGGAAAAAATAATGGTTATGAAAGGTTTACAAAACTATAATAAAAGAATGAAGGAGCAAGATGAACAAAGAGATAAGCAACAATCTGATTTTGGAATGTTTTTAAATTTAAAAGCTGGAGACATTGCATCAATAAGAATTTTGTCTGAAATGGACAAAGTTGGTTGGGGAAAATTCCATGGCATTGCCGATGTTTCAAGCAGTGGAAAGCAATTTTTCCGAAAAGTTCAATGCGAACGAGAGTATGATGAGGAGGGGATTCCAACAACTCCACCAAGTTCTTGCAAGTATTGCAGTGCTGGGGGTCAAGAGGGTTATGCTGGTGACCTATTCTTCTTATACGTACATGTTTATTATATTCTACATGCTGAACAAAATTCCGATGAGTCTAATCCATGGGAAAGAGTAAAGCGTGGAGAAAATCATTATTATAAAGAACAGGTAAACAGAATTAAAGTCCTGCGAACAGGGCCAGGAAAGGGTCGTGGAGTAGTAAATAAGCTTACTACCTATTTCAATAAGTATCAAACTCTTTGCGACCGAGATTATGATTGGGAGAGAACAGGAACAACAAAGGATAATACCATTTATGAATTGATTGCTGATGACCCAAGTAAACTTGAAAAGTATATAACCGATGAATTCAAGAAAGTACCTGATATCAGCGGAATTGTCAGTGGAGAAGTAACTAGTTTAGTTCCTGATGAAAGAGAGGATGCTCCCGATGTTGAGAAACGGGAAACTCCAAAATTGACAAATAAGAAAGAAAAGAAAACTTCTAAGAAAGAGGAAAAAGTAGAAGAAGAAGCTCCAGTGGAAGAATCTTCTAATAATGAAGAAGAAGACTTAGAAGGTGAGGACTTGTTTTAATGCCGAAAGAAAGTCCTAAAATAAGTGCAAGTTTGGGATTAACGTGGCAAGTGGGCGATAAAGATTCGCGAAATTTTATTCGCCCATTTGTCGAATTTACTGATATTGATGTCGATGGTAATGTCGATGCCCAGATAAAAAAGCAAAAAGCTGCACTTGTTAAAGTATGGAATGCCTTAACTGAAGAACTGGAAGTTAGAATTACCGACCTTATTAATGAGGATATAATGCTTCAACCTAGCTTTGGTGAGATATTAGAAGAGTTTAAAGAGAGACTTGATTCTCTTGAAAATGCTCTTTCTAAGCCTCAAATAAAGGGCAAAAATAAGAATAATCACTAGGTAAAGGTAATCAAAAGGGGGTTATTTTAAGTTATGCAAACAATTATTTTGAGGTTTTTGACCCATGGATAATAAAGATTGGGTAAAGGAATTTAGAAAAGTTCTTACTAAGAAATTGGTTGGAGTAAGTCAAAGTTTCGATAATGATACACTTGAACTTATTTTTGAAGGGGATTTAATAGTTAAAATAAACGTAAAGGACGTAAAATGTATGACATATCAATAAAAAGTCATTTTGATGCTGCTCATCAACTTCGTGGGTATGAAGGTAAATGCGCAAATGAACATGGACATCGTTGGGAGTATATGATTGCATTAGAATCGAAGGAACTGGATAATTTAGGAATGTTGGTAGATTTTACAATAGTAAAAGAATGGATGAAAGAACTTGAAGAGATTCTTGACCATAGAAACATTAATAAAGATGTTCCTGTATTTGCCAAGATGAATCCAACTGCAGAAAATTTGAGCAAGTTTATCTTTGATTTTATAAAGGATGAATTAGAAATATATGACCAAGACGAAACTATACGATTGGTAGCTATTAGAGTTTGGGAATCTCCCGAATGTTCGGCTACTTACTTCGGAGATTAGTATGTTAAATGTAGTAAATATTGAAGCCAGAGACTTGCAGGAAGCTTGGTGGCTAAGTCTTCGAAAAATATTTTCCGATGGTTATGAATATATAATTGATAAGGGTAGTTACGAAGGAAGCAGAAGAAAAGAGATGGATTTCGTAACAATTCAAATCTGGAATCCAGCAATGAGACCTTTAGTTCCTGATGTACCCGAAGGAATACCTGCTCCAACTTCTATCGAATATGTGGAGCAACAATATTTACCTTATCTGTTAACTTCTACCAAAGAAAATGAAAAGGAACAATATACTTATGGCGAAGATTTAGAATCACAAATTCCCAAGGTAATTGAAATGTATAGGAAAGGTGGTTTTAATTGCAATCAAGCTTATATGGCGGTCGGAGATAAAAATTCAATTAATTTGTCTGACCCACAATGCTTGAGAGGAATTGATACCAGAATAAGATATGGAGCTCTGCATTTTATGGTTTACTTTAGAAGCTGGGATTTGTGGGCAGGCTTTCCCTCAAATCTTGCAGGAATTCAATTAATGAAGGAAATGATGGCCAATGAACTAGGAGTAGAAGATGGAGAACTTATAGCTTGTAGTAAAGGATTACATTTATATGATTACGCTTGGGATTGGGCCAAAGCATGCGGGAGGTTGGAATGACTTCAATAACGATAATTTGTCTTGCCATTGCTTTATTTTTAGTAACGATTCTTTTTATCGTTACATCCATAGCGAGAATAAGAATGGAAAAAAGATTAAAAAGGTTAGAAAACAAACACGCTTTATATAAAAGATAGAAAGGAGAATCGTGGGAAATACAGATTATTTAAAAACGCGATTGTGTGAGGAAATTTTAAAAATTAAAGATGAGTCTTTAAAGTTTATTGTACAAAAATCTCTAGATAGAATACCGCCTTATTTCTGGACAATGAGTTCAAGTTCTACAGGAAAACATCACCCAAAGGATGAATTTGCAGAAGCAGGTGAAATTTTACATACTCTTCGAGTTTGTAAGATTGCAGATTTAATAATGGAAAGTCATCCTCAATTTATAAATCAAGATATTGTGAAAGCTGCTTGTATTTTACACGATGGAGCAAGATTAGGGTTAGATTGGAATGAACCAGCTGACCATACGGTAGATGAGCATCCAATGCTTATGGCTGATTTGTTTTATATTGTTGCGGAAGAAGTTGGTTATACCTTTGCAGAAGATGTTAGACACGCAATTGAAGCTCATACAGGAAAATGGGGAGATATTCAACCTCATAGTCTTGAAGCTATGGTAGTGCATTTTGCTGATAGCATTGCGGCTAAGTATTACATGAATGAGTTGGAGGAAATAGATGAAAATAAATGAAATGTTCTATTCAATATCTGGGGAAGGAAATAGTGCTGGAGAACCAACATTATTTATTCGCATGCAAGGATGCAATCTATTTGAGCATGGAGGATGTTCTTGGTGCGATACCAAATATGCCCAAGATGAATCTGAAGGTTCCAAGGATTTAAATTTATCTCAGATATTGCAATTTATAATACAATATCCGCAATGTGATAATATTATAATTACTGGCGGAGAGCCTCTTGTTCAAAAAGAAGATTTAATTGAATTAGTAACTTGGTTAAGAGAGCATGGATATGATATTGAAGTAGAAACTAATGGCAGTATTGAAATTCCAAAAGAAATTTTATATGAATGTAATTGGACTGTTGATATAAAATGTCCAAGTTCTGCGATGGAAGAGCATAACAATTTTAATATTCTAGAACGATTGGACGATTGTGACCAAGTAAAATTCGTGATTGCTGACAGGATAGATTTTGAATATGCTTTAAATATATTAAATAGTTATGAAACTAATGCTTCCGTAGTTTTTAGTCCTGCGTGGGATATAATGGATTTTGGAACTTTAGTAAACTGGATTAAATATGAATATCCAGATGGAATTATAAGTATTCAATTACATAAGGTAATTTGGGGGCCAGATAAGAAAGGCGTATAATGAAATATTTGTGCTTTGCCACACCATTAGATAATATTCTCTTAAAGATGTTAGAAGAAGAGAATGTAAATGCTGTATTAGCTTCTTATTATTATTTACATGATAATAATAGAGCTATTAATAAAGTGCTCGAATTTGTTGATAAAACGAAAGCGAAGGTTTATATCGATAGTGGTATTTACTCTTTGAAAGGTAAATTAGGAATTACAGTCAGTAAACCTATTTGGCAATTTACCGAACAAGACCGAGCTGACATGTTGAAAAAGAGTAGAGAAAAAGGTAAGGATTATGATACTTTTTTTGAAGCTTATATGAAGTTTATGCAAAAGTATTATGATAATTTTGACCATTTCTTTAATTTCGACGTCGAAGAATTTCTTGGTTTTGATTACGTAGATAAATATACCGACATTCAGTTAGAAGCTTTTCCAGAGAAAGCTATTGTGGTATGGCATCAGGTTAGAGGTTGGCAGGCATGGAAGGATATGTGTCAGAAATATGATTACTTGTCAGTTTGTGGCGGTTATGAGCTCAGATACAATGTACCTTTCTATAGGGCATTATTAAAGGAAGTTCAAGGGAAATGTCATGCTCTTGCTTTATCATCACCTTATTATGTTACTCGAATAGATTGTGATTCTTGTGACAGTACTTCCTGGTTGATGGGTGGTAAATATGCTGATGTTTATACTCCACTAGGAATGAAGAAGGTGAATTTCGGAAAGAAACAAATGCCAGACAGTTTTAATTGTCAAAGCGAATTGGTAAAGAAGGAATTAGCAGAATATTTCAAATCAATAGGATTTACGATTGATGATTTATATGAAGGATATAAAAGTAGAATTCGTGCAAATATAATATTTTTTAAGGATTTAGAAAAACGATGGAATGAACAAGAAGCTCATTCTTATCACCAGCAATCAATGGAGGACTTATGGATATAGAAGAATTTTTAAGTAATTTGCCTGTAGGTGATGAAGTATCAGAAAATACACCTATAAGATGGGCGAAAGCTCTAAAAGAATTAACTCAAGGATATGAAATGTCTATCGACTTTAAAACTTTTCCATTTGAAGGTGACCAAATGATTGTCATCAAAGACATTCCATATGTGTCTTTATGCGAACATCATATATTACCTTTTTCTGGAGTTGTACATATCGGATATATTCCGACTGGAAGAGTAATGGGGCTTTCAAAGTTTCCACGACTAGTAAGAGCCTTTAGCCGTCGATTGCAGATTCAAGAAAGGATGACCGCGGAGATAGCTGATTGCATCTTAAATTCAGAATTAAAGCCCGATGGTGTTATGGTAATTATATCTGGAGAACATTCTTGTTGTTCTGCGAGAGGGGCGGAATCTCCAACAACTTTTGTAACGTCTGCTATTCGTGGGAAGTTTGAAAAACCAGAAGTAAGAGAGGAGTTTATGGCATTATGTGGTTTATTGTAAACACAAGGGAGTTTAAATCTAAATTAAATACGCTAGGAAAGTTATTAAGTGGCGACTGGCCTTCAGTTGCTAGTTCTATTTTATTAGAAACAGAACCAGAGTATTTAAGTATGACTGTAACAAATTTAGATACTAGTGCAAAGACAGCAATTTTTGAAGAGAATGGTGGTATTAAGATAGAAGATGATTCGAATGCCATTATCGTTCCCAAAACTTTAGCTAGTGCTATTGCTTATTTTGATGATGATTCAGAAATTGAAATGTCAATAACGGACAATAATAAATTGCAGATTAAGAATGGAAAGAATAAATTATCTTTAAGTTCTCTTGATGCTAGTAAGTTTCCAGAATTAAAATTTGATTATGATAAATATTGTGAGTTTCCTAAAGAGTTGATAACAGATTATCTTCCAACCGTAATGTCTGCTTCTTCATTGCTTTTACTTCAACCAATTTTAACTGGAATTCGTTTTTACCAATCTGATGGAGTTTTGAGTTTGCAAGGAGCTGACGGTTTTAGAATGGCATTCACCGAAATGAAAATTGATTCCGAAGATTTTGATGTTACGATTCCTAGAAATAGTTTAACCATGTTACCGACAATTACAGAGGATTCGATTGGTTTTGGATTTCATGGTAACAAGGTTGTTTTTGAGGTTGGTGATTTTATTTTCCAATTACCTACATTGGGTGGTATTTATCCTAATTTTATGAGTAAGGTAACTCGTAAATATAAAATTGTATTAAAGTTAGATTTTGAATGGTTACGAAAAGCAATTAACCTTTGTAGTTTGGTTGGAGAAAATGGTATTCTTGAAGCTGATGGTTCTAAACTTTATATTAGAACCGAGAGTCAAGCTGGAAGTCATGTTTCTAGTTTGGATTATGAATGTGAGCCCTTTAAGGTAGCTTTGAAATTACCTTACTTGAAAGATTTAGTTTCAACAGCGAAAGAAGATATTGCCAAGATAGGAATTAATTCTTCTACTGACCCTGTTGCTTTTATTTCAGGAAAAGAAGTTAAATCGGTTTATATAATTTTACCTTTATTGGAGCGATAAGTGCTTAAACAAGCAAGATTTGATTTAAACAATTCACCAACGGTTGAATTGGATAGTTTGGAGAGAAAACTTTTAGATTCTAAATTTGTTGCAATTGATACGGAAACAACAGGTTTAGATTGGATGCGAGAAAAGGTATTTGGTGTTAGTCTTGCTTGCGATGAGAATGGTGTTTTTCTCCGAACTAATGATTATGATATTGATAAATTATCTGCTTTATTGGCGAACCTATATAGAGATAGTAAGGTTCGAAAGTTCTTTCACAATGCAAAATTTGATTTGCATCATATAAGAGAAACATTTGGAATTTCTCCAGATAATCCTAGTATAGAAGATACTATGATTATGTGTCGTTTGGTTTATGATGATACGCCAAAGGGACAAATGGGATTGAAATCATTGGCCGAACGATATCTAGCGGTTGAACGCGGAAATATGAAAAGCGTATTCAACCAATATATTAAAAAGAACAACCTAGATTCTTGGCAAGAAATCCCATCTGAGATTTTTGATGTATATGCAATTAATGATGCTGTAGATACTTATAAATTGGCAAGTTTATGGGATGGGGAAATTGCAGATAAACTTGCTGAATTATATCAAATAGAAAAAGAATTGACTTTAGTTCTTCTGGATATGGAGAAAGAAGGAATTCTTGTTAATCAGGATATATTAAAGGATTATGGAGAACAGCTTTCTACAAGATTAGAGAAAGGTTTAAAAATGATAGAAAAGAAAGCTGGTCGTGATATTAATCCTCTTTCTGAACCAGATGTAAAAAAACTTTTCTACGAAGAATTAGGTTTCGAACCACCTAATAAAGTTAAACCACAAGTTGATGATAAAACATTAAAACAATTTAACCATCCACTGGTGCCTCTGATTCTTCAATATAGAAAATTAGCAAAGTTAAATTCTACTTATGCGACTGGTATTTTGGAGGCTTTAGGCCCTGATGGTAGATTGCATACCACTTATAATCAAGCAGGGGCAAGGACAGGAAGATTATCGTCTAGTGAACCAAACCTACAAAACATTGTAGATGATAAAATTATTAGGAGCGCTTTTATTACTGATTCGTCTTTAACCTTTTTTGATTATGGACAGATTGAATATAGATTATTTGCACATTATGCCGATGACCCAGTAATGATTGAAGCTTTTATTCAAGGGGAAGATTTTCATAGATGGACTGCTTCAAAAGCATTTAGAGTTCCTCTCGAAGAAGTAACACCTGAATTGAGAAAAAAAGGAAAAAGTCTTAATTTTGGTCTCATTTACGGTATGGGCATAAATACATTAGCCCAGACACTAGGGATTACTAAAACTGAAGCAAAGCAATTTTTGAATGATTATTATAATACTTATAAAAGACTTGGGCCTTACACGGAAGAATTAAAGAAGCAATTAGTTGATATAGGATATATAGAGAGCTTATATGGTAGAAGAAGACATTTACCAGAAGAACATTCATATCAAGTTTTAAATTCTTTAATTCAGGGAACAGCAGCAGATGTTTTAAAGATAGCAATGAATAAAATCGGGAAGCATTTAAAAGGAACGGATTCAAAATTAATTTTAACTATTCATGATGAAATTTGTATTGAAAATCTTCCAGAAAGTGAAATTCCAAAAATATTGGAATTAATGACAACTGGATTTGATTATATAAGTGTACCACTAACGGTAGATATGCAAAGGGTTACCGATAGTTGGGCAAGCGTGGAGAAGTAAATGACAAAATATGACCATAACCAAATATGTACAACAAATAATGAAATTGAAGTAGGCGAAACTTACTGTTATAAAGAAGATTCTTTCATTGCTCAAGTTAAAGTACTTGATGATAATACTAAACCAAATGGAATCGGATTTGAACTTGAAGTTATTAAGAGTTATCTTAATTTGATGAAGGCAGGGGATATTTTTTCGGTTTGGGCAGCTGATGGAAAATATGGATATAGTGGTATGTGGAGATTGTATGATAAAGGAACTTATATAGCAGGAGGGGAGGAATATTAATGAGAGACATTAAATTTAGAGTATGGCTAGTTGAAGATAAGAAGATGATTAACTTCTGTAGAGGAGAAGGACGATATGATTATGCTCTTATTTGGCATGAACCAGTAAAAGTTGATAGACCTGCTTTGTATAGGAATAGCTGCTTAGTACAAGACCAAGAATACATGGTTATGGAATATACAGGTCTCAAGGATAAAGATGGTAAGGAAATCTATGAAGGTGATATAATACAATACAATTTTCCTCAAGGAGCATATGCAGAAGTAAAGTTTGGAGCATGGGATAATAACTTAATGTGGGATGAACATGAATTTGGTTATGGATGGTATGTAGAAGGTAATAATCTACGACCTACATATTTAGATGACAGACCTCTTTATTATGATAAAAAAGAACTTTCAATTACTGTTATAGGTAATAAATATGAACAACCAAAATTAATGGGGGCTCGATTATGATTTTAGTTTTAACAACGGAGTCAATAGTTTTTGGATTAATTTGCTTAGGATTTTTTTATTGGTGCAATTGTAGGACAGCGTAGTGTTTGGGGGTATTTAAGAGATATGAAATCAGTTTTTATGGATGGTTGGAAATATACAGCAACGGAGGTAAAAGATGAAGGAATATCAGATTTATAAGAGAGATGGTTCTCATCAATATTCAGAAGGAACAACAGTAAATAATCTAGAAGACCTTGCAAAGTATGTTAAAGGCTTCTTCAAAAAGGGTTCTGTTGGAAACGAATTAATAATTACACTAGCCAAAGAAACAAAACGTGTGAGGAAATCCAATGTTTCCTCATGATACAGACCCTCTTGGCGGATTTAGTACTTTGCATACTTATAGCAGGCATGCAAAAATGTAAAGGTTGTGGACACATTTATGAGGTTATGATAAAAGCTGGTTGTTTCGGACAAACTGAATATCCATGGAGTTGCCCAAAGTGCAGTTGCCCAGATAGGGAATTTGCATGGACAAGTATACCAATTTTTGAAAGTGATAAAAAGAAAAAGGAGGAGAAGGAATAATGTTGAGAGATGCTTATATTAAAATGGTAAATGGAATAAATAAGAGAAGGCTTAATTTAACCATTTCAAAGGGACATGATTATGCAGATGATACTGACCATCTATTGAATTTTAAACAAGTACAACAACTTTGCAAATTATTAGATATTGACCCGCGAAGAAGTCCTGGTGACGTTGCCAGATTTAATGTTGTTCATAAGATGCAAAGATGGAGTAATTTAATGGCAGGTGGTAAGAAACCCAAGCACGAATCCATAATGGATACAATAGAAGATTTGCATAATTATGTTGACCTTGCTGTTGGCTGTGACGTGGACGACGGAAGGATTGATTACAGAGATGACGAAAACTGATGAACTTTTAAAACATTTACGGAAAGAATTAAAACTAGAAGATGATTCCTTGGCTTTAACAAGCGGGGATAATGTAGATTTACAGATTGAAAGAATTCCTCTGGGCATTCCGAGTTTGGACGCTATCCTTGGTGGAGGACTGCCTAGAGGAAGAATGATTAATGTTGTTGGTCTTGAAAGTGTAGGCAAAACGCTGCTTGCTCAAAAAGCGATAGCTGCCGTTCAAAGAGAGGGTGGAAATACTGCATTGGTAGATGTAGAAAAAACTTTTGACCCAGAATGGGCAACAGTAACTGGAATAAATGTAAAAGATTTAATTATATCTCAACCTGATAGTGGGGAACAAGCACTAGATATTGTTGTTGCTTTGATTAAAGCTGGAATTGATTTAGTTATTCTAGACAGTGTTGCTACTTTATGTCCGATGGCAGAAGAAGAAGCAGATATGGAAAATGCTGGTGTTGGACTTCAACCAAGGTTATATAATCGTGGGTTGAGAAAGATAACTGCTGTTAACAAAAAATCTGTTTTCATTGCTATTAATCAATGGAGAATGAAAATTGGTGGTTATGGTGACCCACGAACGATGCCTGGAGGGAGAGCTCAATATCATTTAGCTTCAATGAATCTGGTTATAAGCAGACGGGGTTGGAAAGAAGAGAATGTTAAGGTCGGTGGGAAATCGGTAAAGAAAAAGGTAGGATTTAATATCGAAGTTTATACCGAAAAGAATAAAACATTTACTCCCTACTTAACAGCTGAAATTCCATTTTTATTTACTGGTGTTATTGATACCATTGCAGGATTAATAACCTTGGCATTGGATTGTAAGATTATAACCCAAAATGGGCCTTATTATACCTATCATTCTGATGGCAAGGAAGAAGTAAAAATTCTGGGCAGGGAAGGTGTAATTAAATATTTGAATGATAATCCTAGCGAAGTAGAATTTATTAAAAGTAAGATTGAGATGGAGAGTGATGTTGATGAAACCGATTCCAACGAAAGCCCAGTTGAAAGTAGCTAGTATAATAAATGATTTAGGATTTGAAGTCACTGAAGAAAAAGAATGTTCACCCTATTTTGTTGATATCTATATTCCAGAAATTAATTTGGGAGTAGAAGTCGATGGAAAAGGATGGCATATTTCAAAGAAAATGGATAAGAAACGGGATTTATATATTTATGAAAATTATGGAATCCCAATTATTAGAGTACAGGTAGGGCAGAAAAAGGAAGAAATAGAAAAGAAGATTATGGAATTTGTAGAAACCAAATATAAACATTTAACAGAACAAAATATAGATTCTTATGAAAATCAGCAAAGCAAGTATTAAGAAGACATTATGGATAAGGAATGCAATTAAAGAATAAAAGGAAACAAAGTTCTCTTGGTAAATTATTATCTAAAATGGTTGAAGGCCACTGGTTAGAAACTGCGGTAGATTATTATTTAGAACACAATCAAGATTTAGTAGAAAAACCAAAAGATTATTTTAGACCTTCTGGAGCTGCGGCATCGGAAAGGGAGCTCTATCTAGCCCGAGTTGGGTTTACCAGAGCCCAAAAGCGTCCTGCTCAATTAATGAGAATTTTTAATAATGGCGATGCCGTTCATAACCGTTTATATGATTATTTCGATAGAATGGGAATCTTAATTAGAAAAGAATTTCCAATTGAAATCAGAAATGAAGATTTCTGGATGAAAGGGAGGGCGGATGTTGAACTAAGAGCTATTGATGGTAATCCAGAAATATATGATGTAAAGTCTGCGAATGAAAGAAATTATGAAATATTTGCTTCGGGGAAATTGGATTTTAGTCATATAGTTCAATGGCATATGTATGCGGTCGCCACTGAAAATCACAGAGGCGGATTAATAATAGAGAATAAAAATACCCAAGCTTTGAAAGTAATTTCTATTGATTATGACCAAGCTTTAGTAGATACCATTTTTGATAAGTTTAGAAAAGTGGAACAATATGTTCAAGCAAGAACTTTTCCACCAGCCTGTACTAATTGTAGAGGACAAAGATGCGATGTTTTTCATATATGCAGCCAATGGGATGAAAAGTTTCAGAATGGAGGAGAGTAATGACAACAGAAAATGAGGTACTTCAATTTAAAGACCCATCAGGTTTGTTTTGGAGAGTAGCATTAGAAGACGATACTGCTTTATATGAATATGTTTCAAAGAATATGAAAGATGGTGAAGTCTTAGAAGTTCCTTATGAAATCATTTTTGGGCAACCCAAAGGTGGATGGGATTGGCAAAAGGCAATTAAGAAGATTCAGAAAGAATTACCATTTCCATTAAATGATGAACCACCAAAAACTGCATTAGAATCATTGCCCGAAGACATTACTCAAATATCCTTCCAAGATTTAGGTATGTGGATGGGACGGTTAGAGGCTTGGAGAAGTTTTGTTGCTTCGCAATTAACCTATATTGAGATTGAAAGAGATGTTATGGCCGATGCCTTTGAAGTTGGTCTTGGTAAGCAAATTTATAAATTAGAAAGAATGAGTGATAAAAAGAAATTAAAGGATGGTTTAATTGGATATATCATTGCCAATGATAAAGTGTTGAAAAAGGTAAAAACCCTTTTAATTGAAATCAATGCAAAATGCAATGCTTATAGGAGAGCTGAGCTTCTATATACAAATCAAATAGCGACGATGTCAAGAGAAATATCTCGAAGACAGTCTGAAATGCGCGGAACAAAATATGATGCATAGCAGGATACATAATAATGAAATTAAACCTTAAAATTTCAAGAATTAGCGCGGATAAGGAGAAGTATGGAAGAAGAGTATGGTGTAACTGATTTATGTAGAAGAGCATTAAATCTTTGGGGGCCTCAAGCTCAATGTATGATGCTTTTTGAGGAGATGGCCGAATTAACACAAGCTATTAATCATCTCTTAAGAGTGAATTGTGAGGAAAATGAAACGGACTTAATTGGGGAGATTGCTGATGTTGAAATAATGCTTGAACAAATTAAATATATGTTTAACATTGATGAAAATGATATAAATGATTTTAAAAAGTATAAGTGGATAAGATTATTGAACAGGATAAGACGAGATGAAGATTATGCCTATCATGAAAAATTGGCAAATAAGGAGGTAGAGCGGTGACTCAGAAACAACAACAGTATAAGATTTGTGTAGTTCCTGGTTGTGAACAAAAAGTATATCCTCATACAGATAATCCTGCTGGATTATGTCATAAATGCATGCCGATTGCAAGAATTGTTGTATGGATAATGAATAGTGTAGAACAAGAAAAGGCAAAGAACAAAAATGTTGAAAAGAAAACGGCATCTGGTTTAATCGTTCCAAAAGGAGTGTCTGTACCAGAAAGCGGATTAAAGGAGAAATAAATGGATTGGGAAGATTATTGGTTTAATATGTGCAAAACAGTGGCAAGCAATTCAAAATGCTTGTCTCGAAAAATTGGGGCTGTAATTGTCAAAGACAAGAAGTACTTTGTTTCGGCTGGGTATAATGGGCCTACTTCTGGAAGTGCCCATTGTGATGAATTATTATACAGGGAAAACTTATTTGGATTATATACAAAGGATACAGGCAAAGACGTAAATGAAGAAGCTCTTAGAACAATTGATACTTGTCCTAGAAGATTTATGGGATTTCCACCTTTATCAGGAGCAGGTTATATTTATTGTCAAGCAGCTCATGCCGAAAGAAATGCAGTAGATATGGCAGCTAGATTAGGACACGCAACTGATGGTTGTATGATGTATATGGATTGTGGAATTCCTTGTTTAGAATGTGCTAAGAGTGTTATAAATGCTGGAGTAAAAGCAATTGTAGTTACGGAAATGAAGAATTATGCAAATTATGGTTTGACTGGGGAAGATTTGTTTAGAGCTGCAGGAGTTAAGATAAGACCTTATAATACTGAATTTTGTGATAATTGTGACGGAATTGGTTTTATACCAATATTAGATATTATGCACGATGGTGCAGTAGCGAAATCAACATGTCCTCTTTGTTTGGGCAAAGGATATATAGATGAAAGTTTTGGGGATTGATTCAGATTCAAAACAAATAACTGCAGTTCTCATTGAAGGAGAAAATGAGCAATTTATATCCAGTTTTAATATCTTTTCCAAGAATGCGAATTGGGAAGATAGATTTTCTGAATTAGATTATGCTTTTAAAAGATTTCTTCAAGATTTACCAGACGTAGATTTGGTATGTGTTGAAGAAGCCATTTATAGAGAGAATCCCAAAACTACAATCAGATTATCTCATATCGTTGGAATGATACATTCGGTTTGTGTTTCTCGTGGATTTGAATGCAAGACTGTCGCTCCAACAGAGTGGAAGAGCGTTGTTCTAGGAAAAGGTCTTGGCAAAGCAACGAAAGAACAAGTAAGGGATATTGTATTAATAAAATATCCAGATTTAGATAAAGATAAAGAAACCCATTTCTACGATGCATTATGTATCGCAATTTGGGGGATAAGGACATTAGTTGAAAAAGGAAATACTGAATGACGAACAATCAAATTCTTGTATTAAATCCAAGAAGAGAAGATTGGGATAGTTCATGGATTCAAAGTATAGATAATCCTCAATTTAGAGAACAAGTCGAATGGGAGATTTATGCACTAACAAAGTAGATGTTGTTTGTAATTATTTTGGTATTGAGCAGGTATCTGGAATACCTGAATTTATAGAAAAGATAAGGGAGGCAAGATGAAATTATATTTAGCACATTCTTGGCAATCTCGAAACATGGTTAGGGAGAAGGAATTTGAACTTGAAAAGAAATTAGGTATTGAATTGATTAACCCTTTCTATGATATTGAGAATCCTGGTCAAGAAGTTCTTGAAGGTGGAACTACTGGAAAAGAGTGGATGACTGATATGCCATTTATGGAATTAGTAGAAGGAGACCTGAAAGCTATTCTTTCAGCTGATGGTCTTTTGGCTTTTATGTCCAAAGAATATCCTATGATTGGAACAGTTTGTGAAACATGGGAAACTGCAAGGCATTTCGTTAGGCCAGTATTTATCGTAACTCCAGATGGATATAAACATCCATGGCTAAAATTCCTAGAGGCGACAACTTTAACTAAAATTTATACCAGTTTTGATGAATTTGAAGAAAAGTTTAGTGAAGTAGAAGAACAAGTTAATTGGGCTAAGGGATTTTCATGGGTAGGAAATTAGAAGAAATTATATTAAGTGTTCCTGACCTCTGGCTTAAAGGAGAATTTAAAGTATCGTCTGGAGAGATTGCGGATGAATATTTTGATTTATGGGTTCTTACAACACAGGAAGGATATAATGAAGACCTTGCTCTTAGAATCAGAGATGTGACGGAAGATTGGTATTGTAATTGTGCTGCTGGTCTTGAATTAGCTTCTTTGCCAATTATGATGGGATTATTGAATATTGGTGAGATTGATTCAGTTTTCTTGGTAAGAAAGCAACAAAAATTATGGGGAACCCAAAAGCTAATTGAAGGGCGTCCTTTAGATTCAAACGATAGAGTTTTAGTTGTTGAAGATGTCATTAGTTCTGGAAAAAGTGTCATGAAAGCAGTTAACGCTGTAAGGGATACTGGGGCTATTGTAAAAGGTGTAGTAACCATAATCGACAGAGAAGAAGGTGGCAGAGAGTTATTAGAAGAGAATGGTGTAATGATGCGAAGTTTAACAACGATGAGTAGAATCAGGAGGTGTATTGATGGCTGAATGGACAACAAATGCAGAAACCATTTTATCGGCCAGATATCTCAAAAAAGATAAAATAGGTAAGGTAATAGAAACTCCCGATGAGATGATTGACAGGGTAGCTCGACATGTCTCTCTTGCGGAAAAATCTAATCCGAAGAAAAAGAAATGGTATGGTGAGTTTCTTGATATTATGGATTCATTAGAATTTCTACCAAATAGTCCAACTTTAATGAACGCGGGAAAGGAATTGGGTCAGTTATCTGCTTGCTTTGTTTTGCCGATTGAAGATGATTTAAGTTCTATTTTTGAAACAGTAAAGAAAGTAGCTCTAATTCATAAAACTGGTGGTGGTACTGGAATATCATTATCAAAATTAAGGCCCGCAAATTCTATTGTAGATTCAACAAAAGGGGTTGCTAGTGGCCCTATTTCATTTTTGAGGGTATTTGATGTAGCTACTGATGTAATTAAACAAGGTGGAGTTCGTAGAGGGGCAAATATGGGGATTCTAAAGGTTGACCACCCTGATATTTTTGACTTTGTTACCTGTAAAGAAGATGGTAAGAGTTTCCAAAATTTCAATCTTTCAGTTGCTGTTACTGATAAATTTTTAAGAGCTGCGAAGGAAGATAAACAATTTCCTCTTGTTGACCCATTAACTAAGAATCGACGTTTAATTCCAGCAAAAGATTTATTTGACTTAATTTGTTATGGTGCTTGGAGAACTGGTGAGCCAGGAGTTATTTTTATTGATGAGATTAATCGTAAAAACCCAACTCCTTGGTTAGGAAGAATGGAGTGTACAAATCCTTGCGGAGAGCAACCACTTCTATGGTATGAGTCTTGTAATCTAGGTTCAATTAATCTGGATAAGTTTATAAAGAATGGTAAAATCGATTATCAAAGACTTGAGGAAGTAGTAAAAATTGCTGTTAGATTTTTAGATAATATTATTGATATTAATAAATATCCAAGTATTAGAATCGCAAATAAAACTAAAATGACGAGAAAGATTGGTCTTGGAGTTATGGGCTGGGCGGATGCTTTAATAAAATTAGGAATTCCGTATGATAGTGAAGAAGCATTAGAATTAGCGAATGAATTAATGACATTTATTAACGAAAAAGCCAAAGAAGCTTCTGTAGAATTGGCAGAGGAAAAAGGTTCTTATGTCGATAAAGCAAAGATTAGAAATGCAACCAGAACTACTATTGCTCCAACAGGAACATTATCAGTATTGGCTAATTGTTCTTCTGGGATTGAACCCGTTTTTTCAAAGGATTTTACAAAAAGGGTTTTGGGGGATATAGATTTAGATTTAGGAAGTAAGTATAAGAAGGTTCCAGATAAGTTAATGAGAACTGCTTTATTGATAACTCCAGAAGCTCATATTAAGATGCAAGCTACTTTTCAAAAGCATTGTGATAATGCTGTATCAAAAACAATTAATTTGCCCGATGAAGCTTCAATTGAGGATGTAAAAAGTGCCGTTTGGCTAGCTTGGGATTTAAAGTGTAAGGGATTAACTGTTTATCGTCATGGAACTAGAGAAGGGCCTTTGGAGATAAGTACTGAAGGTCTTTCAGAATGTGATACTGGAAAATGTGAGATTTAAATGCCAAACTTCAAATCAGGAACTAGGCTCGAAAAAGAATGCATCGAAATTGCTCATATGATTCAAGAAATGGAGCCTTGGTTAAAAGAAATAGATGAACATAGTCGTGGCGCGATGGGTTTACGTTTGCTTGTAGATGAGTTATATAGAAATGTTAAGATGTGGCATACTTATAGAAAATATAGAAAAGATGGTGGTAAGAAATATAAATTGAAACAATGGTTTGGCAAGGGGGTTTTAAAGGCTAGTATTACTAATGTCGGACAAATAGATTTAGAATTCGAAAGGAGTCAAGATGAAGGTAAGGGATAAAGTACGTACGAAGAATACAGAAACTTTACCACGTCTAGCAAAACGTGAAATTAAAGATGGAGATATTGGAGTAATAGAGGAAGTAATTCATTATATTCATCCTTTATATTTAAGGGTAAAATTTGGTGAAAATCTTGTTTTGATTCCCGCAGAATTAGTGGAGGTTATAGATGAGAATACTATGTAAAAATTATTCATGTCCATATAATACAAAGATTAAACCAGAACCTGCTATTAGAAGAAAATATCATTATGTTCCTTTCGATGATGATTTATATAAGGGAGAATGTTCGGTTCCAGAGAAGGTTGTCTTTGAAGATGCGAGTCAGGAATCTAGAGATTCTATTTTTAGAATAGCTGAATGTGTTGGAGTAGAAGGAGACGCAGGAGTTTTTATTTGTAAGAAAGTGGATTGTGCCAGTAATACCAATGGTTGTTGTATTAAAGAACAGGTTCATGTAGATAAAGTGGCTTCTCCAAAAGATGATGGAGTTCGGCAAAAGAGAGATTATTGGGGATGTACAAATTATAATCAATCTAAAGTTAACGGTCATATTGATTTGATGAGTACTTCTCGTGTAAAGACTGATTGGATTACTGGAACGCCAACACCTCAAGGCGGACAAATACAAGAAAATTTAAAGGAGATATAGAATGTTTCAGGTAATGCCATTAACTTGTGATAGATGTGACCATGAATTTAATGAAGG